GGTAGGGATCCCCGCCGCGTCCACCCGGACCTTTCCAGTCCCGAAAAGGATATCGAAGATATTCCGATCCCCCTGCTGCACTCCGCCCGTCTGCTGGCCGACATAGGGTGAGCCTTGCGGGGCATATGCGGCCGCAGCGAGAGGGTTCGACTGATCGGGGAGCGTACCCCCGTAGCCTGCTCGGTTCGGATCGTAGACCATGGTTCACCTCATCGCCGCGGTCGAGGCTTGGAAGGTTCCGCGCTTCAATCCGAGCTCTAGAAGAAGTGTCACGAATTGCGCGCTATCGCCGAAGATGCCCGGAAAACCCAGATCGGGGCCGTCCTGTATTTCGATCTGAACGAACGCGCCGACCTGATTTTTTAGGTGCATCTTTAGCGCGTAGTTTTGCATCGCTGATAGCTGGGTTTCTGTCCATCCGAACGACTGAGAGAACCCCGCGCTAGCAGCATGATGGAACGTGGTCACGGTCGCGAGAACCCGATGGATCCCCAGCTGCCGACCGAGCAGGCTTAACCATCGCGTCCGCTGGTACTTCGAATTGCTCCCGAGGTTCAACATAGCCGTTTTAAAATACGTGTAGATCCACCCTGGACCCGGATCGGCGCTTCCGCCTTGCTGATAGACGGTCGGATCGCCTGTGATGGCGCAAAATACATCCGTGCCGCGGGTTGCAAGCGAGGTGATGTAACTCCCGCTCCCGTTGAATGTGATCTGATCGAGCGACCAAACGTTGTGGCGCCAATCGAAACAGACCATGCGACCGTCCGTTGACGCCTCTAAAAATTGCTGATCGGTGAGCGGCCAGTAGATCCATTCGCGATCTTCAAGCACCGCATTCCCCTGCGCGTAGGGAAACGACGAGACAACGTCTTCGACCGGGCCGCCGATACGGGTGACACTCGTTTTCCGATCAACGAGGCAAAAACCGGTTTCCGCCTGGTAAATCACTCCGTTTGGAAAATTCACGATGGACGCGGCCGTGATGCATCCGTGCGGCGAGTTCAACCGGAACGGCTGGTCATAGTCGCTATTTAGCCCCTTCCGATCCGGTCCGTTGCCAGAGATCAGATAGATCCCGGTTCGGCACAGAATGATCAGCTTTTCGTCGACCGTCGCGAGACCCACGCACTCGTCGGGGACATCGATCACTAGATCCGCATGCCAGCCAGGTAGCTCCCCCGAGTTGTACTCGTGAGTAAAAAAGACCTGGCGACGATTCTCCGCCGCGATTCCAAATAGCCTGTTTCGGTGCACGTGAATGTACGCGAGCGCGGGCGGGGGAAAATTCGGTAAGAGATCGTCCGTCGTGTAAACCTTCGGGTGGATGATGATGTCCGAATCGCCTTGCTTGACGGTTGCGGTTAGCAAAAACCCGCCGGCAATGGAGACCTTCGACGCGACGAAACCCGATGCGGTCTGAATGTCGCCCTCGAAGTACCAGATCGTCCCATTGGCTTCGGTCCGGTAGACTCGCGCGATCACTCCTTCCGCGTTGCTCGATTCGTTGAATTTGCGCGTGTTGCCAAGCGAGGGGAAGGCGACGCTCAGCTGATCGGATAGCGCGGCCGTGACACTCGTCACCCCTGGCGTCACCATGGAAAAACTCGGCGCGCTTCGGGCCACATCGCCATTTGCGTGGCGGTACTCCCACACTACTTGGTCGCTGTAGATGCCAGCCGACAGAAATCCGCCGCCTACAACGTCCGTCACCTTGGAGTTTTCCGGCGGATAGAAAAACCCATACTCAACGAGGTTTGCCCCGTCCCAAATCTGGGGAACGCCTCCGGAGAATACGACGAGTCCACCGATCCGAGCGGCATAGATCGGCGCCATCGTCGTGATCCGTTGCCGGCAAAGATCGACTCCCGGATGGCCGGTGATCGTCCCCGGAAAACCTCCGACCGGAACGATGTTGAACTCCGTAGGGTTCATGAACCATTGTTCGGTCGTCTGCGCGTCAATGGTAACGGCACGGAACGCGGAGAGAGAGCTTGGCCGTCGTTGGCGCCCTGCTTCGCCGTAGGCCCACACTCCCGCGACTCGCCAGCTACTAGACAGACCGGAAACCGCTAGCTGCGTGTCGCAAACCATCATCGTAAAGGCGACTTGATTTTGCTGCGAACGCAGAGCGGCCACGTTGGTAACGTCCACCTCTGAGCCGTCGTACAGAAACGCCGCGTAGGTAAAGCCGTTCGGCGCGGAATAGCCCTTGCTGATCAGCTGGACATCGGCGCAAGCGGCAACGCTCCCTTTCGTCCCGGCCTGATCGAGCGTTCGAAACTTGCTGGTAGGGCGGTTGTAGGCTCCGGCAACGCTCGTGAGCAGCGTCCAGATCAGGATATTGGTCGATCCGATCCCGCCCCTGCCCGGAGCCCACGTCATTTGCCGCGCCGGGCTCGTGAGCACTTCCATCGTTGTCGGGGCGAGCACCACGGTTCCTAGCGCGGTAGCCGATCGAATCGCCGCGCGGACGCCGTTGACCGTATTGAACCAGCCAAGCCAGAGCGTTGCCGTCGCCGAGTCCGCGTAGACCGCGATCGCTCCGCCGTCCGGGTTCTCGGCGATCGTGCTACTCGATGCCACGGTAACGCCATTGACTTGCGCGAATGCGAGAACCGGCGTGGTGTTCTGATAGGCCAAAAACCAGCCCGTACCGCCAACGTATTCGCGAGCATCGAAGCGCGGAAATCCGCCTCCATTGCTGAGATCATTCACGATCACGGTGTCTACGCCGAACGCTCGAGTGGTCGTATTGTACGTGACGCCCCGAACCTGCGTTGTCGGCGTGCCGGCCGCCCAAATGACCACAATGGTGGACGCATCGTTCAGCAGCACGAACGGTTGTTTGCACGCTCCGGCACTCGTCGAAACCTGCGTGGGCGGCGTCACCAGCGCTCGCGTTTTCACGTCAATGGCCATCGCCATCACGACATTTTGCGCGGGTCCGGATGGTGTGAGAGGGAGGGCTACTTCCCAGGCAACGACCGCGACCGTCTGATCGGCGCTAACCGCGAAGTCCGGATCGGTTGAAAAGAAGGTCCCCGAGCCGTCGCCCGAGAACACGTCACGCATGATGACCCGGCGTTCCAGGATTTCCACTTCGGAGAGCGACCACGTTCCGAGGCTTCCGCCGTGGTAATCGATGCGGCTAGCGTCATTGTCGAGCGTCCCGAGCTCTAGCGCAGCGCCGGCCGTGTTCGAAAATGGCGTATGCGCTTTCAGGGTGAACAGATCCCCGTCAACCGAGAGAACACGATCGCCCGACGTCGGGGCTTTTGCCTGCCACCCGGGGCGCTTCCCGACGGACCCCGTTTTATAGACGCGCGCGTTCCGGAGCTCTTGAAAGAAATTGGTGGGCAGCACGAACGGAGTCGTAGATTGCTCCATGGACGCGCCGAGGTTGACCTCTACTTGTTGCCATTGGAGCGTCACGAGAGCCGCCTAAATCGGAGCTGTAGATCCCCGTTCCAATCGGATGATTTGCCGCTAACCGCGACGGTTTCGCCCGCCTTGACACGAACGTGGGCCCCAGCGAGACGCATCGATTGCGCACGGAATGCCGTCCAAGATTGGGCGCTCGCTGCGTTTCCGTTGATGGACGCGAGCAACGTTGGTGTGCCCTGCGAACCGCTCGAGTCGAACTTGTACAGAAAGAAACTGTGCGTCGTTTTCGCGAGGCTCGCGCTAGTTGCGTCCGGGACGAGAGCCGCGCCCATAAGCTCTAGATCGTCCTGCGCGTAATAGATCGGCTGCATGTCATCGGGGATCGTTGCGAGCTGGTGATACCCGTACGTTGACCCCATGGTCGAGTTGTATAGGTCAAGAAATTGCGCGTCGGTGAGCACCTTGCTGTAGACGCCGATCGAGCAAATGACGCCGATAAAGAAATTCGAATTCGCATCGCCGCCTACGCGAAAATGGGTGGTAGTTCCGCCATCCGGAAGCGCCGTTGTTCCAAATGAGCCGCCGGCAAATAGACCGTTCAGCCCATGGCGCAAAACACCGCCGGCGCTCCGTGTAATAGCGACGAGACTCGGCTGATACCGCGCGGCCGTTGAGAGTGTGGTGCCGCCATCGTTTACGACCGACCCATGCTGATTAAAAAACTGTCCCTGGCTTAGATTGTCCATCCCCCAGCGGTATTGGTAGTTCGTGGCCGGAGCAGCGCCCGGGAGTTGCCCATGGGAAACGATGGTTCGGAGCGCTCCGCCACCAGCCGGCAAATCCCACCAGACGAATTGCATAACGAGCGTCAAGGCTCCGGCGATTCGCAGGACGGCCGGCGTTCCAGCGACGAAAAGCACCGTTGCGCCATCGAATAGAAGCCCGCCAACCGTCGGATCGAGAGTCGACGTTCGTTTCGTTCCAGTCTCGACCGTGAGCGTGTTCCCGTTGCCGCTCGAGTCGAGGATCGGATCGCTCGGACCGTAGCGCGTATCTAGCGGGCGAACCGTAGGCCCCGCGCGTAGCCGAATGTTCTCCGAGAAAAACTCAACGAATCGATTCTTCTCCTCCATCGCGTCGCGCGCCTGTTGCCAGCTCGGAACCGTCTGGCGGTCTTCGCAGTTGCGCGGCACATCGATCGATTTGAGAGTCATCGCCGAAACCACCAAATATCCTCGCGCGACGCGGACGACATGACATCTTGAACGGTCGGACCGCGTCCCAAATCGAGCGGGGTAGCCTGTTGCGCGAGCCTGGCTTCGTAGGCCTGTTTCTGTGCGAGGTAGGGCGCCGCATCCTGCTCTTGCTTCACGGCGCATTTCACGCAGCAATCTAGGATCGTGTATTCATCTTCTCCCAGGTATGAGACGTCAGCATCCGCGGCATAGGTCGGCGGTAGCAGCGTGTAAAAGAGTTGAAGCGTGTACGGAGCGGCAGGGGGCGGAAACAGTTGCACGGCCGCAATGAGCGACGTTGACCGCGTCAGAATGTACTTCACGCGCGCATAGTCCCAAGACCGGGTGGACAGCAGCATCAGCTCGGTCGTCACGTCTAGCGGCTCTAGCGGAACCCATGAATCCGCGATCAGCATGCGCAGCGAGACCAATCGCCCGAAGTCATTGGGCATCAAAACGAGCGATTGGCCTGCCGCAACCGGAAGCGCGGCGCTTTGCATAGCGAATTGACCGGCAGGGTAGAGACCGATCAAAAGCGAGTGCAGCTCACGCACCGAGTCGTTGACGTAATTGTTTAGCTCAGCGTCGGTTACAAATGTGTCGACGTCCGGCCAACCCATACGTTGGCGAATCAGTCCGCGAAGCTGCACTAGCGTATATGCCATCCCTAGTATGCGCCCTTGCTATCCTCGTCCTCTGTCTCTTCTTCTTCCTCTTCATCACTAGGGGCGACCGATGCGGCACGGTTGAAGCATTCCGCTGCTGCCTCGAAGTCACCCTCGTTCATGTGTTTGAACATTCGTTCCAGGTAACCAGCCTGCACGGATGGAGGTTTGGGGCCGTCTAGCTCGTCATCCTTCGCGCCTTCGATCCCCTTGCCCATGAGTTCCTTTAGAGCGCTCATCGGTTCCTTAACGCGCCTTTCCGGTACGCGATGTAAAACGAGATGATTGGCCCGGTAAGGTCGCCCGGAGTGCCGGCTACGCTCTGCGTTTCGATGGTGAATGAAGCCGGGACGGAACTGCTTCCGACGCTCTGTCCGGTGGAGAGCACCTTGGCAAATTGCGTGTTTCCGCTCACGCCGAGCAGGCTTGCGTCTAGCGATAGAAACTCGACACACGGTTCGGTGAGCGTAACGACGAGTGTTCCGACTCCGGTCCGGGCGACGCTGAAAGGTCCGGAGCTTTTCACCGCTGGCGATGCGCCGCCGGCCGTAACGAAGTTTCCGGAGACGCGGACTGTGTTCGCTACCCCTTCCAGCGCTCCGGGGTAGTTTTCCCGGTATCTAGTTTGTGCGAGTGCCATGTTTCCCTCTCAGAACAGCATTACGCCGAGATTGACGGGTTTAAGGCACGCATAGTTAACGAACGTCGCGCCGCGGATGTCATAGGTGAAGTCCGTGCTTTCACGAATCATCATCGATCCGTCCGCGTCGTCGATCTTGACCGGCGTGTCCTGCGAATGAATGCAGACGAGATCGGCCATGCGAACGAGATAGCCGTGGCCATCGTTGCAAGATCTATCCGCGACTACATCGATGGGCCCGCGAACGCCGATCACTTTGACGGCATCGAACCCGACGGTAGCGTCCATCCCTTGTGCGTCGACGCGAGTATGGACGAGCTTGATGTCTCGCTCGGTCATCAGATCGTTCAGCGTTGTCCACGAACACAAATAGGTATCGGGCTTCCCTTCCTCTCGGCCCATGACCGCGCCCAGCTGCCGAATGGCCTGCGATACCGGAAGTCCCGTTACCGTTGCGCGCGAGCCAGCGAGACGAGACGAGTCCACGCTACGAACGGCGGTGTAGAACGCGGTTCCGAGTCCCGTTGTCGTGTCCGGGACCCAATCCGCAAGGCCCGCGCGGCCAAGCCCGAAGTCGCCAATGGGGAAAAGGAAATCGTTTACTGCGACCGTGGCAATCCCCGCGCTCCAATTGCCTGTCGCTGTCACGGTTCCAGCCGAACGATCGACGGAAAGCACCAGAACGGTACCGCCCTTCAATGCACCGGAGAGACCATTCGCAGTCGACGCGGCAAGCGTTTGGCCAGCGTAGAATTTGGTGATGTCTGTTGGATCGGAGAGCGTGATCGTTGGCGTACCGACGGCACTCGTCGCGGAGATCTGACCAACCGTCGCGCCACGATGATTGAAGAAATCCGCGCCGCAATTGTTCGAGAGCGCCTTGATTACGGAGTCGCAAACGTTCCGGAGTAGCTCTACGAACGCGCCCGGATCCTGCGCTTCCTCCATCGCCTTCTTCTGGAGACTCTTCGCGTCGTAGTCCTCGACCGTGGGCACATTGAAGTGAACGAAATTGGTCGTGTTCGTTTTGCTCAATGCGTTCGATGCGGTGTGCGATCGGTTCGAGGCATAGCCGTACTGCACTGGGTAACGGTAGTAGGCACCCGTCATCCTGTGCTTTTTCACGATCGCAAATCCGGGGTTTTCCTCGTATGCGGTGTTAGCGATGCCGTCGGGACCGTAGTCCTCTTTGAGAATGTCGTTAACGCTCGATGCAGTGATAGACATGGCCGGAACTCCGCCCGGCAACCGACGTGGTCAGACGCGGCCGGGCATTACTGCCGCCATCCACGCGAAGCTATTTGGGTCGCTCGTGCACGCTTCTCTTCCGGAGATAACGGCCCGCGCGGCGTCGCGCTTGTAGCGGCTTGTCGATTCGTAACCGGCCCAATCACGGCCCGAGTTTTTCCGCTTTTCGCGGCCACCGTTGCTCGCTCTGTGCGTTCCGGTTTGCCTTCTGGCTCCCGGGTAAATCTTTCCCTGTGTTGCCGCGCTTCCTTCTCCATGTGAGAGAGGGCGGCTGAGATCGGGATCTCTCGTTTCGTGTTTCGGTAGTAGTCGATCCGGAGCTCGATCGCGGTGTCTAAAACCTCTTGCTCCGGGTAGTACTTCAGAAGGGTCGGATAGTCGGACTTCGTTTCGGCCCACGCTGCGGTGTGTTCGTTGACGAGCTGGGCCATAGCGTCTTTTTGCGCGGCCGCCGCTTCACGCTCGTTGATTCGCCGCTCGAGTGCGTTTGCCTTCTCTTCCGCCGCGAGGGCTCGGGCTTCCGCTTCTTTCGCGCGCTTGTCGGCGGGGGTTTCGTCCGCTTTTGCGACGGCGCGTTTTGCCTCTTCATAGAAGCTATAGCCGTGCTTTTCGAGCCACGTTGCGGGCTGGTCTTTGCGTAGGCGTTCGTCTGCCTCGGCTTCGGCTTTCGCTCTCGCTTGCTCTTCTCGCCACGATGCCGCCCCCCGGCGTTCATTCCGTGCGGCCTTCTTCGCGCTCCGGACCTTGCGCCACTCTTCTTCGAGTTTCTCTAGCTCGCTCTTATCGTCGTCCGGGGCTTTCGGCTTCTCCGGCTCGGCCGGCTTCTCTCCCTGCTTCTCTTCCGGCTTCGGAGGCTCCTTCTCGTTCGGCTTGAAGCGTCCGTCCTCGCCACGATCCGGAGCCTTGTCACGTTCGGCTTTCGCGCGCGCCTTATCTGCGCTCTCTGTCGCCTGCTGGACGGCTTGCTCGCGACTCGCCGCCTGGTGCGCGTTCATTGCGGCGCTGGCTTTTGCGATGGCTGCAGCGCGTCCGGAAATGCCCTTCCCGAGCTCCGCGCCACCTGCGACGGATGGCGTCGCTTCAACCGTAGGCGCGGCAGGCGCAGCGGGCGCTTCGGGCGAGGGCGCGGCGGGGGCTTCTGCGTCGCTCATGCGGCTACCTGCGCGGGCGGGGGCGGGCCAGGGGCGGGAGCGGGCGGGGCGGGGGAGGCTCCGGACGGCGCGCCAGGCTGCAACGCTGTGGACGGTTCGCCGCCCGGAGCTGGCATGGACGGGGGCTCGTTTGCACGCTTGCCGGCCGTCTGCATGTCCACGATCAGTTCGCGGAACTCCCGGAGCATATCGATCCGCTCCATCGGGACGCCTTCCCGGAGCTCGCACCGCTGGATCTCGAGTTGCACCCGTTCGATCGCGTAGTCGAGATCCATGTACGGCTCGGGCGTCTGCATTTCCCCGTCGTACAGGATGCGCGCGATCCGCTCGTCGATGATGTCATAGGGCGCGTTTGCGAGATCCGTTTCGCTCCGGATGTCACCGAGCTCCATCAGCGTGAGCGCGCGACGCCGATCGATATATTGATTCTGTAGGAGGAAATCGACCTGCTCCATCCGAGCGCCCGGCGTATGCGCCAGCTGGGACGAGCTCCAAGCCTCGATATCTAGATGGGTCTCATCTTCCGCAAGCGCGACGTCCGAATAGCGGATCTGTTCTAGATGCTCGCGGCCGCGGAAAATGACCTCGTCGTCCTGCTCTTCTTCCGTGCCGTTGAACCCGTCGGCAAGATCGGTGGCCGCTTCCAGGATGCTTTCAGCGAGCGAAATATACGAGCCCTCGTAACGCTCTACCGCCGGCTTGAAGCGAAGCGATTCGCTGTTCTGATTCACCAGCCGTGCACGTCCGCTCATCGTTGCGCTAGGCGTCTGGCTCTGCGCTTCGAGCTGGGAAACTCCGGTAATGTTGTAGGCCCTCTCCTCTAGATATTGGAGATGCTGGAAAATCTGCGCGCTCGCAACGTCATTGACGGCGAAGACCGGAGGCCGCCCGCTGAACTCGATGATCGGGATCTTCGCGCTGTTTGAAATGTGCGCCGTCTGGACCTTCGCGCCCTTCTCAACGAAGCACTTCAGATTGCCGCCCATGTAGACGTTGTCCTGAATACACCGAAGAAGCGAATTGATTTCGTATTGGATCCCCGTGAGCTCCGCCGGAATGCCGCTACCAAAAAACCCGAAGGGGTCTTCTTCCCATCGCCAGAAGCAGCCCGGGAAATGTGACCAGCGATATGGCCGCTTATAGAGGACCGCGCCGTCGATCGTCATCACTTCCCACCCGTCGGACTTGTCGTCCTCTTGCGGGAAATGCCACGCGAACACGACGAGGGCTTGCGCGCTGTTCTCCGATCCCCAGTAGCCGCCCGCGCTCGATGCGTGCTCTATCTCGGACTTGAACTCCGGGTAGCGCGCGGCGAGGGTGACTTTGTCGATCAGTTTCGCGCGATAGATGCACGCCGGATCGCCGTCGATCGA